TAAAATATTATATTATTTATTATTGTTTATTAATTGTATTTACTTTTTTTTCTTTCCTAATAGCNTTTTTAGCCCACTTACATCCATTCCTGAAGATTCAGATGATGAAGACTTGCCGCCTTTTTTTGGCCTTCCCATTGACTTTGCCATCTTAGCTACTCCAGATGAATGCATAACGCCGCCAACGGTTCTTTTATATAGTTGTTCATCAATAATATCGTGATGCTCGTCAGATGATTTTGTATCAAGAACCATTTGTCGATCCAAAACAGCAGTGAAAATTGAACTGGACCCGGATTCGGTCGCGAAGTATCCAGAGTTGATTACCATAATAACTCCTTGTGGTTGAATTGAAAATGGAAATTGGTTTGTGAATGATTGAATATTAATTTGCAAGTTGAACTGTCCTATACTGGAATTACTGAGTAACGGGTTCAAGCATAGGTATTTGGCAGGATTTATCACCATCATGCTCCCAAGTGTAGGAACCGTGACTGAAGAGCCATTTTGGATTGCATTTGCTTGGCCATTGAATGAATAAAATGATTGAGATGAGCCAGAATCGATACTCATATTAAAGAGATTGGTAATATCGGCACTTGCAATAACTGAGGAAACATTATTCAATGTAATAGAAACAGAATTAATTTTTAAGAATGAATCAGTATAAGCCCAAGTTTGTGATTCAATTGGGACTCTAAGTCCAAATACTAGGAGCTGCGGAATTTGATTTAATTGAATATTCTGGAAAGAAACTGATGCGGTTGCAAGTGATGCAACAACTGGAGATGATGCGCTAGGAGAGATATATCTGGAATAGTCCATATAATTAGTAATTGATCTTGTACTTACTTTAGAATATTGCAAATCAGTCAAAGTTAAGAAGTTAAATAATAGTTTTGCATTTGTGAAGCCCAAGTTGTTGCTTGCTGGATTTCCCAAAGTAATAGCAGTAATATAACTACTTAACCCAGTTCCAGCAGAATTAACTTCAGAATTTCCAGTTGACCAAACTTTCTTTGCTGCGGCATCAATATTTAAAGTCATAGCCAAGTTGTTAACTCCTAAAAGTCCCGCTTTATTATAGTCTTTGTTAGTAAATGGGGCTAATGCCAAGAATGGCTCAGTTAGTCCCTTAAAAGATACATAAATAATCCATGTATCTGTGGTAGCGGTAGAGATAAGAGAGGTATTAGTAAGGACTCCAGCAATGTAGTGTTGAACAGTAATTGTTGCAGGGTATGCACCGTTTGGGATTCTTGCATTATCATAAGAGGATTCATTATATGAACCCATTGGGTTAGAGTTGGTAAGAATTGCATCTGAATACATTCCCCAATATTGGTTAACATAATCAGGTGAAGTAGAATTCATTTTATCAATGCCACTGCAATCTTCTAGAAGTTTAATAAATGGTAAAATATCTTGGTAATTTGTGGATGATGTTGCATTATTTACAGTAAGTGAAGCAGTAGTGATTAAAGATTGTAATGGGAAAGAATTAAGGGCATCCGTTAAACCATATTGAAAAGCTTGGGTTCCAACTGGCACATTTGCACAGTTGATAGTTAAATTAAGATCAGACTTCCAGAGGACTCTGGCATCTGATACAATAGATTCGCTAGGTCGTTGCGAACCTTATCTCTCGATAAGGACTAGACTATATCTTAAGGGATCATCATAGATTGCTAATCTATTCACCCCCACCTCCATTTAGTCGTTGAGCCTTCTCCATATCCTTGCATAGCGGACTTAGGAGCTTGGTTGCGGATTGCCCTATAACATATGACTTTTTACTATACCGATAGTTGTTAACTATCGCCATTATAATATTTCTACTATAACTTAGTACCATATGCCTTCAGGGTATCCCCGCAATTTGGACGTGTCGCACTGAATTAGTTAAATCCAGTACTTGCCTATCTTTTGAATAGACACAGACAATTAGTTTATCTGAATATTTGCAGTCAACGATGAGTTGCTTGCTGAATTAAAAGGGAAAGATTGGTACGTACTCTGGCTTGCTCCGTCATATACGGCAAAAACCATGTCATTGGTCAAGTCATTGATTCTGGAATCCGTTATCTTAATTCCTTCGATCTCGTGCGACATGTTGACTTGTTTTAATAATGAGACAAAAACAAACTTTCAAAGATTTACTTATTATATACTTTAACGGATATAATAATTCAAAAAAAAATAATTAAATATTAATTGCGATATGATATTAAATTATGCAAATGTAATACATTCACTTGGATGTTTTGGATATGTATTAATTTCTACCAAAAATTCCTTATTTCTTCCATTTGGTTTAATTTTCCATATTCTAATATCATAATCATATATAGCAATTCTTAAATCTTCATATATAAAACTTTTACCATCAATTTCCATCCTTTCTTTCCAATTTAATGATCCCATATCTATTTTATTGATCTGAGTTTCATCGTTGTTGCTCATTTTATCTAAGTATATATTAAATAATATTTTAGATATTAATTTATTTAAATAATTCTCCTAATGCATTGGTTTTAATGCCGAGTGTCTCGATTTCTTAAAAAAACCAAGCTTCATAGTCATGGTTGCCCCAGAATTGAGACTAATCGGTCTTAATATTCCGACCGTAGATCTATACCAAAATTTAATATCAAAATTATATAGAGCACAGTCGCTATTTAAACAGAAAGTCTTGTATTGTGCCGTTGGATTATATGTAATACTTCTGTTATATTCTGAATTCTGAACTGAAAATTCTAAAAGAATAGGCTGAGTTAATGAATTATTAGGAGATCGAAGTATACCACCTTCATAGTATAGGCCAGGTGCTAATGTCTGCGACCTTACGACCGGTATAGTCTGAGAAGTAATGCAAACCGATGAAATTTGGTCCCATAAATTTGTGCTATTTCTTTCTTGTAATAATATAGTCGTGGTAGTTAATGTTGTAATTGTGACCCTTGTTGCAATTAATTCAAAATAAGTATTTGCTCCAATTGAAACTCTGGAAACTGGGAATGAGTAAAATAAATAATATAGTGAATTATTTATCAATATATTAATTGGAGTTCCTGCTGTCGTTTGATTAAATATTGGGTCAATTGTAATATCAAATAAATCGGTAGTTGGGTCAAACTTAATAAATGGCGGATTTGTAGTAATTGGGATTGCTGGGACTAATGCAATCAATTGAGTCAATGCGGTCGCATATGCAGTATTTACTAACTGGCAAAAATAGTTATATGAAAAAATACTATAATATCCAGTATTCAAATCTTGAATTCCATTTGGAAATGAACTTGGGGGTAATGGCTGAACTGCGGTTGCATTCTGTGGGACATAAGTAATTGGTACTATAATATTACTCGCACCATAAGATAATCCAACATTATAAATTGTTAAATTTGCATTTGATTGGTCAGGAACAATTTGGGCTTCCAATAATGGAGTGTCGGTATTATCTAAGGTAAACTGAACAACAGCACCATAATACTCATTTGGATCATATAAATATGGTATAGTTCTAGCCTCATTATATTCAGCAAATACCTTGGTAAAATTAGAAGCATCGCCACTGTTAATATTAGATACAACAACATCGAGATATACAACATCTGGGCTTTGTTCCATTTCGTTTATGACTGTTGATATTTCGCGAATAGAAAAATTCTTATATATATAATTCATGATATAATAATATATTTCTATTATATTTATAAAAATGGTGTATATTTTAATTGTAATAAATAGCCCTATTTATGATAAGAGGTTTAGGGCAATATTTAATAATAATACACATCTTGATTTTGGTATGCGATGGGCTGAATGCTATATAGACCACCATTGCCCTAAAAGGCGATTAAGTTATTGGAAAATGATTTATAATAGTAATGAAAACGAATTATTATATTGGTTAATGCCATCTGATACACTATTAACAACATTCTTATTATATGGCGAGACTACAGACATCATTAAGAATATAGAAATATTAAATAATGAATTAAAAAAAAATATTATAATATAGGATGTCAACTCCAACTGATAAAGATCTATATGAAGTGGTAAAAGTATATGCGGATATTATTTATAGTAAGCCGAGTGCATATAAGAGTGGGTTTATTGTTAAAACATACAAGAAATTAGGTGGGACTTATAAAGATGAGCATGTCGAGAAGCCTTTAAAGCGATGGTATGAGGAGAGATGGTCAGATGTAGGGGATGGAGACTATCCTGTATATAGACCAACTAGGCGGATATCGCCAAAGACCCCCCTAACTGTAGATGAGATAGATAGGCAAAATTTAAAATCTCAAATAAAATTAAAGCAGCATATAAAGGGGGATAAGAATTTGCCGCCATTTAAAGTCAAAAATAAATAGATAATTTATAGTAAAATAAAAAAATAAATATATTAGATAAATAAATATTAAATATTTATCTAACT